CGAGTCCGAGAAGAACGACGACATCACGATCCGCTGCGAGGCATTGGAGCACAGGAACGGGATCTCGATGGCGTAGAGTTGGACGGAACTCATGTGCCCCTCCCGGCCCGCCTAAGAGTCGTAGTACCGACTGAGCAGCATCGTGACGTTGCTGGCCGCCGAGATCCCGAACGCGGGTCGTTCCACCCGTATCCACCGAGCGCCCGGATCAATCGTGTACGCGCCCTGGATCGGGATGACCGTCACGATCGACCAACTGGTCGCCGGGACCGCTTCCTGAAACCCATCCGCATTGGACAGTGAGATCGTATACAGGCTGGCGCTGGCGTTACTCCCACTCTGGATCGAGAGCGAGATCAACCGCGCATCACCAACAAAGCACTGCGCGGTCCCCGATGAGTTGGACCCGGCGCCGTGCAGAACCTTAGACCTTGGATTCCACCCCATGGATCACCTCCTTAAAATCAGAACGGGGCTAGGCGTCTCCGCCCGCCCCATCCTGCCCCACCCCACCCCACCACCCACCTACGCTGGGATCTTCGACACCAGCCAAGACACGACCTTCCCCACGACACCCGCCAAGAGACCGGCAAGCCACGGCTCGACACCCTCCGGGCCACTCCCCACGGCCGCGCCAACAGCCACACCGGCCGCGGTGAGGAGAGCAACCAGCCACTTCAGGACTGCTTTATTCATAGGACTCCTTAGAACGTCGGCGTGATCCGGGTAAAGACCCAGGTCCGCGTGGACTGGTTCTGCGCCAGCGTCGAGACGTTGGACAGCCGAAACTCGATCTGCCCTGCCAGCGTGCAGTGCGAATGCGCCACGAGCCCACTGGAAATACTGGACACCGCTCCACCAATGAGCGGGGAGACCAGGATATGGTCGCCCGGCGTCGCCGCAGCCCAGGTGATGATCGTGAAGCTGGACGCGCTCCCCTGTACCACAAACGGCGCGACCAGTGAGAGCGTCGAGCTCATAACGGGCTGGCTGAACCCCCCGTAGGACACGGTGGAGGCCCAGACGGTCCCGGCGGAGATCGTACCCGCGACGCTGAGGTTGGAGAAGTTGGTCGTGCCGTCGCTAATAGTGCCTGCCATTTAGACCTCCCTCTCAATCAGCCTGAGCTGCCCCACGTGCCTCTCCACTCGCCAAATCCGACCGCGAAGCCCTGGACGACCTTGTGCTTGATGACTTCGGAATCGAAGTCCTCCTCGGTCGCAGAACGCGGGCGGGTCTCCCACACGAAGTTGAGGTCGTGCATGTCCCCGATCGCGAACCAGTCGTCGGTATTGCTGCCCTTGTAGCTGGACACCATGTACGACAGACCCTTGCCCTTGAGGGCATTGATCTCGTTGTTCGCGGTGCCGGGCTTGTACTCCGACTGCAAGATCTCCTGCGCTGTGAACTCGTCTTCCGGCGAGATGATCAGGAGCTTGGGCCGGATCAAGCTCGGCCGTCCCCGGTCATCCTTCAGGTTCCGGAAGTCGATATACATGTTCTGGACCGCGGTCGGACTGATGTCCACGTCCGTCGAGGGCCGGTTCCGCTGGTTGGCCCCGCCATCCAGCCTGGGATGGGCGGTGCTGAACAACTGGAGCCCATCGAAGCCGGTAGCCTTGAACCCATCGGCCGCCGTGGTGCTGAAGCCGTTGTTCAAGAGCAGGGCGGCAATGGTCTCCTGGCCGTCCACCGCCGACTTGATCAGCGCCTTCTCGTACTTGGTGACCTGCCCGTAGAGATCGTTCTTGAGCATCTCGTCGGTGACCTTGTACCCGAGTGCAAAGCGCACCGGGGTGTAGGTCTGGTCGGGCCCGTCGATCGGGTCGTCGAACTGAATCGCTTCGCCCTCGCCCTTGAGCCGGAGGGGACCGAAGTCGGTCATCTTGTGGTCGGTGACCACAGCCTTCCCGGTCGTCCGGAGATTGACGAAGGAGGTGTACTCGACCGCCCGCTGCGGGTACGCCTCGTTCCAAATAGCCGAGTATTTCGGCTCCAACATGGTCGCGAACTGCGCTCTGGTAATAGTCATGGAGTGCCCCCTTAGCTCGCGAAGGTGTTAGTGGAGGCCGAACCCCAGACATGCTGCGTCGGTGCCCACACAACTTCGATCTTGCTGACGGTCGAGGTGTCCACGATCCTGCCGTAGACGTGACCGATCGCGCTGACCGCTGAGGTCAGCACCGTGTCGATCTGATCGACCGTGTTCCCGCTCTTTTTGATCCCGACCGTCTGGCCGAGTGAGAGGGCGGAGAGTGCTGTGGTGCCCGTCTGCGCCCAGAACGTGCAGCCTGCACTGGGGACGAAGACCAGGACCTTGCCGGCTGGTAGCGATGCCGCGGAACTGTGGCAGGCGATACCCACCGCACCTGAGGTGACGGAGGTGTATTCGACCAGCAGCCGTCGTGGATTGAGCGCAACGAGCGAGCCGCCTACGAAGGTCGCCGTCGAGTTGGAGTCAAAGAGCCGCTGTGTCCAGGGCCCCCGATTCGGTTGTAAAGCCATTCCCGTCCTCCCTTTCCCCACCCCATCGCCCCATGCGATGCGGACCTACTTGGTGACCTCCCCGATTTTCAGCTCGATTTTGGGATCGGCACCCTGCCGGCCCCCCATCTGTACCAGCCCACCCTCTTGCAGCCCCGAGACCGACTCATCGACCGCACGCTTGCGGCGCATCGCGATCCGGGCCGCACCCTGCTGGTCGATCACGTGCAACGCGAGATCCCCAGCCGCCGACTTGATCGTCCCGTCCGGGGCGATCTGCCCACCCGGCGGGAGCTCGGTCAGCCAGGGCTGGCCGATGTCCGCCTTGGTGGCCGCCCGGTACCTGAGGTTCCGGGCATGGGCCATCCGCATCTGATCCGGGTCTGAGCCGGTGCCTCGTACTGTCCGAAACCACCGGAGGTTGACCGGCAGGATCGAGACATCGCGGCCCTTGATCTCGTTGCGGTGGAGTCGGGCCAGATCCACGTCCCGGTTCACCCGCATGTCCGAGAAGCCTGGGACATAGGTGTAGTCCCGATTGGCGCCGGCGTCTTCCTTGAACCCCGGGGTATCCGCAACTGCGCCGAACTCACAGACCTGGTTCACATTCACCAGCGGCTTCGGCTTGAACGGATTCTCAGCCATAGATCACGGGCCCCTTTTGCGACTTGGCGAGATCCGCGTAGTACTGCTCGCGGGTCTGGCCGGTGGCTTGGCAGAACTCGGTGACCTTCTCCTCGGTGACTCCCGCGGCACGCGCCTTGGTGAGCCATTCAGCCGGGATGGTATCCGAGTCCAGCGTCGTCTGGTTTGCGTTGGATACGCCTGCCGAGCCCCCGCCACCTGAGCGGATCGTCGGATGCGATTCGTTGCTGAGCCGTTGCGCCTTCTCGGCCACTAGCTCATCAACGTGGTTTGCCCGTACCATGTTAACGATAGTATTAAGAGCGTCGTATGTCCAGTACGGAACGGGTAATCGCCGAATCTCGTTGTCTATCTCGGCTTGCCAGCGCCGGAACTCGTCGGCCCGTTGCTGCCGGATATTCCCGTACACCGCCTGTGCCGCGAGGTTCCGGGCCGTCTCGTCCACCGGGGCGGGTTGGTTGGCCAGTGTGCCCAGGAGCCGTCTCACGGCCCCGACCTGCAGGTACTCCGCGTCATCCGCCGGCAGGTCCAGGTCGAACCGATTCCGCGGCTGTTCCTGCGGCTGTTGGATCACGGGCTGGTTGAACCGTTCCGCGACACTCGCGAGTCCTTCCGCGATCCCCAGGATCTCCTCGGCACTCCTACCCGCGAATCGGGAATGCTGACCCACCCGCCACTCAGTAGGGCTTCCAGTGGGGGGTGCCGTAGGTGACGGACTGGGTGTGGTCTCGGCGGTACTGTTCGGTGTCTCGTTCTCGGGCATTTTTGTCGTCGGCCTTTGCGATGAGGGTGTCTACCAGATCCACAGCCCTGCGCGACGCCTGATAGGCGCCGCACTGGGCCAGGTACTGGTCGTGGGGGAGTGCTTGTCCCAGCCGGTCATATTCCGCCTGGGCCACCCGCTCCAGGAGGGCCTCCAGGTGGTGCCATGCCGGATGGGTCCGGAGGTCCTTGAGCGCCGCCACTTCCCGGTGGGAGGAGCTGAAGGGCAGCGAGTGGGTCGGTGATGCTTTGGACCGGGTCCTTGGGAATCGTGGGGACCACTTCGCTGAGATTTCGGATGTCGAACTGCTCGAACAGGCGTTTTTCAAGGAACGCCATGCCCTGACAATTATCGAGCGCAATCTGTCCAATGGGGGTCCCCTGGAATTGGATGGCCATCTGCATGAGTTGGGCATACCAGGGGCCAGTCTGCTGCTTCAACTGGATCAGCCCCATGAATGCCTGTTTCGCCACTTCCTTGTTCGCCGTGGCACTGGTCGCGGTCAGATTCACGCCTAACCCGTATTCCACGCCCTCGAGCGGGATACCGAGCTTCGACAAGACCGCAATCCCGGCTTCATCCCCCAAAACGGAGACGGAAGCCTTCAGGACCTGCTCCCCATCCGCATTCGCGCCGGGTTGGGCATGCTGCTGCACCAACTGGATGATCCGGAGCCCAATGGTCGAGAGGCAGCGTCGCAGATCCTTCAACGTCAGGTCTGGTCGTCTTGCCCCTTCTTCCAGGAGGCTCTGCACGGTCGTGGCGGGGGTTCTGCTCGGGATGCTCTGGATATTGCCCGAATTCAGGTCCGAGACGCCGGTTCTCTGCCGTCCGAGGAAGGAATAGGAGTCCCGGAGCGCATCGAGGCCCGGATAGGTGCCGGAGCCCAGTTTGAAGGGCATCAGCTCTTCCCGGGGGTCTCCGTCGGTGATCCAGACCTTACTGGGGTAGATTGGCTCCCCGGGGCCGATATTGGCGCCCTGTTTGGCCGCAATCCCGATGGAATTGCCCAACAGCACGTTATCGTGCGTGAAGTTGGCCAGATCCGACTCCAGGGCCTGGAAGACCTCTTTTTGCTCGCAGACGCCGATCCCGAAGAACCCTTCGGTCGGGAAGTAGACCGATTTCTCGTAGGGACGCATCCCGTGGTGGTAGCGGAGATAGGTGCCCCGGATGATGGTGCGGGTCGGGATATGGAGCTCGACCACGATGTCGTCTTCCGATGTGCCTTGCGTGGCGAAGCGGGCATGAATTTCCCGCCACTCCACCTCATCCCGGGGCTGAGAGCCGGCCCCGGAGGGCGCGTGGTTGGTCGCGTCCCCCAACGCCTTCTCGAACGACAGCCCACCCTGCCCACCACCGGATTGGTTGAATTGCAGCGCCTGGATCGTGGCGTCGTAGTCCGGCTGCGCGGGCGTCAGCCATTCCTTGATCTTCTGGATACCCATCTTCCCGTAATTGGGCAGGTAGGGTTCCGCGGAGTCGGCGATGCTCTCGAGCCGTGCAACACGGGCTCGGTGGCGTTCGGCGACCCACGGGGCGCCACCTTGGTCATCCGCCTGGATCGCGTAGCTGTAGGCCGGCATCAGGAAGTCGGTCAGCCGGATATGGTCTACGATGGGGTGGGAAATCGTGCGTTCGGCCCGGATCCGCTCACCCTGGTCGTCGTAGGCCCAGACGACCCGGCGTTCGTAGTGCCAGTCCACCTTGTAGATGCAGGTCCCCAGCTTCACCAGTTCGAGCAGGGCCCGCTTGTCCACGTCCTCCATTTTGAGGATCGCATGGTCGAGCCACTGCAGGAAATCCTGGATTGGTTTCGCCGCGTCCACCCACTTGGGGTTGAGCGATTCGATGGTCCAGAGGTTGGCGGGGGCGTGGAT